GGGTGGGGGGCGGGCGAGGGTGGGTGTGTGTTGTGCCGGCGGTGGCTAGCGTTTCGTTTTGGGTCAGTGCTTCGCGATCCAGTCGCTCAGCTTGATGACAGAGTGTCGGGCGTTGAGGCGCTTACTTGTTGACCATGCGGGGGAGAACGCAGCGCACATGATGGCCTCGCTATCCTTTGCGGTAAGGCGCAGGTTCGTCAGTGGAGCGTTGCGGCTGTCAGCGTAGTCGTAGACTGCTGCTGCTAGGGCACGGTAGACGAGCTTGTCGAGCGCGTCCCCCATGGGGATGACGAGGGAACGGTCCCAGGGCTTCAGGTATGCCTCAATGAGCTTTCCGTCCGCAATGGGGGACAGTTCGATCTCATCGGGCACGACTGGACGACCGGCGAGGCCGAGGAGCCAGCGTCGCTGAATTGCGTCAAGGCGCTTCTTGAGGGGCGTACCCTTCGGGAAGGCAATGAGGTTGGTGTCCATCGCGTCGGCGTACTTGAGGGCGCTCTGCTCGAACGCTTCCTGTAGGCCTGCTGGAGTGTCGGGCATCTGCGTCTCATAGTCGAAGGGAACGCCGCAGCGCTTCGACCAGTACTCAGCGTCACCGAGCGTCCACGGGCCGGTGCTTACGTCGCGGATGAGGTCTGCCAGCCACTCGGGTGCGCGCCCGTAGTATGCGTCTGGCTTGTGGGCTCCACCTTGGACGGCCTTGTTGAATAGCTCGTCGAGGGTGTTCTCTTCCAGGTTACCAGTGACCTTGTAGGTGCGGGCCAGGTCCACGCGCCCGGTCTTGGCGCTGATCTTGGAGAACTCCCACTCGCCGCCCCCGTTTTGCGGGTTGCCGGAGAAGTCGGTGACGACGTAGGCGGGCTGCGCTTCGTTTTCGATGTGGGGGGCGTACACGAAGGGGTTGCGGTCAATGACCTTGCCCTCGAGGGCCTGGTCAACGGTCAGGAGGTTCGCGGGGAACTCCTTGCCGTTGGCGCACACGACGGCGGCGTATTGGGCTGCGCTGCGCTTCAGGAGGGCGACGCGGGCATGTGTGGGAACGTCGCCGCCTGGCCACTGGAGGGGGAGACGCTGGGAGGCGCGTAGGGCGATGTCGGACTCACTCTCCTCCTCAGTGGAGGGTTCTGCGGGGAGCGCTCCTTCATAGAGGCGAACGATCCGTTTTGACGAGAGTCTGCCGTCGTATTTGACTGATGCGTTCGGGTGGCGCAGCTGGTCGAGACTGTAGGTGATCTCCTTGCAGATGACGGTCTCGCCAGTTGCGAAGTCGTATGCCTCGAGACCTCCCCTGACGGTGAAGAACGTGAACTGGTCAGTGTCCAGATCCCACAGGTACGACACCGCATCCTGTGCGTGGCCGTGTTCCTTGATGAACTTTTCAGCGGCCTTACGTTTGGCGAACGCGCGAGGAATTGAGTAGCGATCCGACTCCTTGTAGCTCGTCAGGAGACTACCGTCGCCCTTGTCGATGCCGAGCCGGTATTCCTTCCCATCCTCGTAGTTGTGGGCAACGAAGCAGTACCCCTCCATGGGCTTATGACGGTCGTAGTACGCATCGTCCTCGTCGGAGCAATTGAAGGCGCTGATGTGCTCCATGTCAGCGACGGTCTTCTTGAGGAGGTTCAGGAACTCGTCCTGCGTGTAGCCGTCCTTGCCCGCGTGTTGTAGGGCGAACTGGATGATTTGGGCGATGTGTATGCTCCATTGGACCGTCACGTGGTTGACGGTAATAAGGCCGGTGCGCTCATCTTGAGTGATTGTGGCGTGTACGCCTCGTTGTCCCATGGGGGTTCCTTTCGGTGGAAAGTGGTTGTGGTATTTGAGTGTTGATGGGCGGTCAGAGGATCACGTAACCGGGCGCGGTTGCGGTTTCGACGGCGACGACGCGGGGCATGTCGTGGGGCGCGTTTCTGTGGCCGTGGATGATCGTGATGTCAGCGCGGGCTGCTGCGTCGTTGAGGGGCTGCGTATAGTCCTCGTAGTTGGTCTTCCTGCGGTAGGTGCTGGTGCGGTCGCTCGCGCCGTTGACGCACTCGAGGGGAGTGAGCGTGCGGTCCTGGTTTGCTGTGCCGCCAGTGGTGGCGTAGTAGGTGCCGTGTGGCGCGTGGATGGTGAGAGCGCAGGTGAGGCTGTTCAGATGGTGCAGGAGGTCGCGCTTCTGTGCCCCCGTGCGGGTGATCGCCCCAATAGCCTGCTGAACATCAGGGAAGTCGCGGGGGTTGACGGCGCGAGTGAGGGTTTCCCGCAGGATTGTCTCATCAATCCCCTCAAGGAAGATGACGGCGTGGCCGTGCTGCTTGGCCTGGGTCTCGAAGTACTTGAGGATCTTCCACGCCTGGGCGACGTGCGGGCTGGATGCGAGCGTGTCTCCGAGGAACACCCACGTCACGGCGTGCGCGTCCTTGGTCTCGTCCCACGCTTCCATGAGCGCCTTGCTGAGGGTGTGAGCGTCACCGTAGGCGCTCCCAATGACGACGACACGCTCCCCCGCCTTCACTGTGATCGTGCGCGTGTAGTGGCCGTTGATGGTGGAGCGCACGAACTCGCGCATGGCCTCAAGGTTGACCATGTGCAGCCCACAGTCACGCTCTTCCCACTGGGCCGACACCCACATGCCACCCCCGACGTAGCGTTGGCACTCGCGGGTTCCTTCACGCACCCTCGCAGAGATCCTGAGCACGTCTTCTTCGGGCACGTAGCTGACGGTGCCCGCGCGCTTCTCGTTCTGCGCGAGGATCATGTTGTCGGTGGCGTTGCCTTGCATGTCGATGACGGCGACCTGGTAGCCGTAGGCGCGGGACAGGTCGGCGAGGTGCTTGAACTGTTGCAGCTCGGGGTTGGTCGCGTCGAAGAACACGTCACCGCCCTGCTCGAAGCGCGACTGCAACGCGGACTCGAGGACGCGGGAGATCGTCCCCTCTGTGCCGCCACGGATAGATCTGCCGGGAACGCCGTCCCAGTCGGGGATGGGCATGGCGAATACGTCGCGGATCCCGTCGAGGGAGACGACTTGGCCGCGGGCCTGGTAGAGGCTGAGGAAGGTGCTCTTGCCGATACCGGGCGCTCCTCGGACGATGAAGAATGTCCTCATGGCGATCTTTGCCTTTCTGCTGGCGTGACACGTGTAGAGCGCCGACGAGCGGCCAGCGCGCCCTGTTGCTGTGGGGAGTGGTCAGCCCATGCCGACGCTGACGTAGCGGACGTGCGCGACTTGCTGGCCGTGCATGATGGCGGGGTGCGCGAACCAGTAGCCGTTCCCCACGGAGACGGGCTTGCTTGTGTCGAGGCCGTAGGCTTCGCACGTGTCTGGCCTGAGAACAGAATCGCTCCACTGTGTGCCGGAGGTGGAGTTGACCGGCACGCATGTCGTGTAGCCGACGATAGTCCCGTCGGGGACGACGAGCACGCCGCTGAGCTCGTGCATTTGGCGCGTGAAGTCGTCCTTCGCTTCCTTTATCCACAGGGAGGTGAGCCAGGCCCAGTGCGCCACGGGGAAGATGCTTGCCTCCTTCATGTGGAGGACATCTTCTAGGAAGCGCTGGGTTTGGTCCCAGTAGTGTTGGAGCGCGGGGGTTGGCATTAGGCTGTCATCTTTCAGCTCGACAAGATGCTCAATGCGTTGGTTCGCTTGTTGGGCTTCTTCGAGCAGGTTGTGGAACCTGATGCCCCTGTGACGGGGATTGTAGGGGGTGCGTGTCATGGCGGTCTCGCTTTCCTGGGTCGGAACGCTGTTCAGCGTGTTCGCGATAAAAAATATCATAAACGCGCCTATATGTGCTACTTTGTGGGTATGCAACTACTCAACCTCACCGTCTCCAATCACAAGTCGATCCGGGACGAAGCTACCTTCGACCTCACCCACTCGACACTACGCACCCTCAACCCGCCAGAAGGCACCCAGTGGGATGACCACCTGCACCACGTCGCAGGCATCTACAGCCCCAACGGCTCCGGGAAAACAAACCTCCTCGAAGCTCTCCATCACATGCAGAGCGCGATCACCACCCTCCTACCCCTGGGAGCGAACGCACTCCCCTACAGGCCCTACGACACGTCGAAGCCCACCTGCTACAGCGTCGAGTTCATCCACGACGACGCGCGCTACGAGTACAGCCTCTCCCGAAACATGGAGGGTATCGCAGAGGAGAGCCTGCGTGTCGCCCGTAAGCGGTGGAACACCATCTACTCGCGCGACACGCACGGGGCCGTGACCGGCCTCAAAGGCCTCCCCCACATCAACGTAAACGAGCTGGTCCTCACTCGAGCGTCCCTCATGGGCGACCCGCAGGTGAAACCCGTCCGCGACGCGCTCACGACTGGGGTCAAGGTCTTCCGCGTCGGCGCTCCCTCGATGGAGGATGCGTACCTGCATATCGCCAGGCACCTCCTGTCGCGCCGCCTCGACACAACGGCCCTAAGTACGCTCGCTCAGGTCGCAGACCTTGGCACTACGAGCATCGAGCTGCACACCCCCAAGCGACCAGCGCGCTCCACGCACTGCGCGCCCGTAGACAGAGAGGCTGCGGAAACCTCCCTTGCGCAGGCTCTCCCTCACCTTCTTGAGTTCCGTTACGGAGTGCGCGCAGTCCCTCACACGGCGTTCTCAGCGTCTTCGGGGAGCATCATGTGGCTGGCCCTCGCAACTACAGTCGTTGACGCACTCACCGGTGGTCAGCTGCTTGTCGTAGACGACCTGACCGCCTTCCTCCACACGGAGCTTGGTCGAACCGTCATCGGCTGGTTCACCCACCCTACCGTCAACCAGCCGGGAGCCCAGCCCATCCTCCCCAGCCACCACA